TCATTTTCGGGAAGATTTCCATCGGCTGATATCCGGCACCTTTGTCCAGAATGGCACCGTGCGCCTTGGTGCCTTCGATTGCCTGACCCGTAATGACGATTTCGTTAGCCCCTAGATAGGGAACTTCGCTGCCAGCGTCATCCTGATAGGTTTCCGCATACACATAAAATGTGAAGTCACCCATTTCGCCAACACGGCGAACTGATTTAACCGATACCGGACCAAGCTCTGCCGTGCTGGAGCTGCCACGACGGGTTTCCACAAGCTCTTTAATGCCAGCGTTCTTACGAACGACGTTCCAAACCGTCGGGCTCAGGAACACATCAAGAGCAATGGCGCCGGACTTGAGCTGGATATCTGCGGCCCAGTTTTCCAGATCGCCGACGATATCGGCACCTTCAACCGACCAAAGATCGGCTGGAATGAGCGCCTTGGTCAACAGCGGATCACGGTTATAGTCGACGGTCATAGAAGGATATTCAGGTCCTTCGACAACAACCTGCCCAGTCCGCAAGAGCTGCCACGCCATCCAAAGGCAACGACGCGTGATCTGATCACGATGCTCCAACAGAATTTCACCAATGATTGCATCACGCCGAGCTGCCGGATCGAGAGACCCCGCGCCGATCGCTTCACCAGCCATACGTTTGATCAGCCGCTCGGGATCAACAACATCCATCGGCTTAAGCGTCGCCGGGGTGAAAGTCATTGTGCTATAACCTTCACGGATGCCAGCCTTGGCTTTTGCCGTGGGCAGGACAAACGGAGCCAGCTTTTTGTTCTTGATTATTTTATCCAGAGCAATTTCCGACTTGGTAGAAGTCACAGACCCCGGAAAATAGCGATCAAGAATGAAAACATCCGGCGCATCAAACAGGCGAAGAAGGCCAAGCAACTCGGTAGTTGAATAGATATCCATTTCGGTTCCCCGATCAAACAGCAAACAGCGGGGTGCCATCAAGCGCCGCGCGAAGGGACGACTTGTCCCAACCGGCGCCAACTTCAAGCCCGCTATAATGATAAATTCCGGACTTGTAGACCGGACCCTCGGCATCCCCGCCAGTCGTGTCCATGGCGGCAATCAGAATACCGATCGGTTTTTCCGTTCCGTCTTCTGCCGCCGAAGCCGACAGATGCAGCTTCCCTGTCGCTGTATTGCGACCCAGCAAAGCACCCCGCTTTAACACCTGGCCCGCCGCAATAATCTCTGGCTCCGTCATTGCCGGGTAATCACCGGCGATCAGGTTTTCAGGGATGTATGTATGGGTAGTCATGTCATCATCCTTTCGGTTTACGACCGGTCATTGCCGCAAAATTCGCGGCAAGATTCTCGGCCTTGCTTGGTTCACGGGGCGGTTCGCCTTCATCACCAATGACCGAGTTCGGCTCACCGGCCATCGCATCGGACAGAATATCTGCCTTGGCGACAGGCGCCTTGGAGAGCATCGCCGTTGCCGCTTCGACCGAAAGATCGGTATTGTAGGCAAGATGTTCCGCGAGATCCTTGCGACCATCCGCCTCTTTGCTGCTCAGAATTCCCGCAATTCGTTTGCGCTCATCCGAAGCACTCGCCGCAGACTGGGTCGCGTTAGCAACGTTCGCCTCGGTTGCGCCCGGATCAATCGCATCCGGACGGTTATCGTCGTTCGGTTTATCCATTTCAGAAGCACCTTTGCTTTGAATAGGGCCAATTACTGTCCGTCCGGACAGCGTTGCAATGAAGTCGGCCATTGCCGACTTACTGGACTGGACCCCATCGACCAGCCCAATTTCGACCGCCTCATCAGCGGTGTAACTTTGCGCCTCGGTTGCGAGAACATCTTCAACCGACAGATTGGAGCGCCCCTTGACCACTTCCTGCGCGAACAATTGACGGGTTGCCTCGACTTCTGCTGCAACTCGATCACGAACATCATCCGGCAAAGGCTGGAACGGATTTCCATCTGCCTTATGCGTTCCCGCAGAAATGATCGTGACCTTGACCCCATCACCTTTGAGACGCTCGGAGTAATCCGCATGCATGGTAATGACGCCAATCGATCCGACACCACCTGTCTTCGGAACGATCAACCGGGTTGCTTGCGCACCGACCCAGAAGCCAGCGCTATAAGCCTTTTCGTCGGCTACCGCCCATACCGGCTTTCTCTCACGTGCCGCACGAATTGTTTCACCAAGTTCCAAAACACCCGCGACTTCCCCGCCCGGACTGTCGATTTCAAGCATGATGCCTTTAACGGCACTGTCTCCTAATGCCTGATCAATCTTGCGGGCAATCCCGTCATATCCCGTCATTCCACAATATGGGTGAAGGCCGAGCCGTTGAACGAGCGTGCCGCGAACCGGAACAATGGCGACACCATCGATCACGCGATAAAACTGATCAGTGTGATCAGATCGCGCTTTGATGTTGGTCACACCCGCCATCAAATCGCTGACCGCATGAACGGCATCATTTTCGACGATAAAGCCATTGGACAAATTAGACCGCCCCATCAAATAGGCGGTCAAATCACGGGCGCATTCCGGCGTAACAAGAAGGGGGCGACCAATCAGTCGCCCCCAAAGGTTCGCAAAAATTGCAGACATCCTTATTTTCTCCGCATCTGGGCGCGCCGACCGATATCTTCCAGCCGAGAAACGTGCGCGCTTACAGTGTCGCCATTCTGATCTTCGACATATGCAACCTGCGATTGATTCCCGCCGGGGTACGCAAGGCCACGTTCCTCGAATTCATCCCGCTCACGAGCCCGCTGATCCAAGATTTCGCGATAGTCCGCGCCCTGTTCGGCGGCTTCGGTTTGCAATGTCGACAGGTTGTTTTCCATGCGGATTTGAGAAGCATTTGCCTCTTTTACCGGATCAACCCAACCACGACCGGGACCGATCCAGCTTCCACGACACCAAGCTGCCGGATTTTCCCAGAATGAAGGGACGCCAGCAGGCAGATCAATCTTGCCTTTACTAATATGTTCCTCTAGCCAAAGCGCAAAAATGGGCGTCGCAAAACCATTTGCGAAGTGACCGCGCCGTGTTGTGAGAAACTTCCAAGATTTCAACATCGCCGCACGGGCTGAAGAATAGTTCGTTCCCGACCAGTCGTTGGCAAACTCTTCATAAGACTGACCAAGCGCGGTTGCGGCATGCCGCAAGGCATTTGAAATGAAAACCTGAAAGGCCGCATTGTCACGGTTGCCATGATTGAAATTGAAGCTTTCACCGGCGAACAGGCGATGAACCTTTGCCCCACCAAACAGGACCGGGTTGCTTTCAGCGAACTCAGCGCGCTCTCTCTGATAGCGCGAAATCGCATCCTCATCTTCGGTCGCTTCATCCATGATCGTCTTGTCGAACGGACTTTCGATGAATGCCGCAAAAATTGCGTTGATCAAGGCCGCCTCTTGCTCCGAACGCTCGTAGTCGTCCGCAACTTTCAACTTTTCGATAGCAGGACCAAGCAAACCACGTCCCCGGGTTTGACCGGCCTGTTCCATTTCGAAGAAGTGCAGCACGCGGGCGCGTCCCCACTTGGTTCGGGCATTTACCCGAACCCAGTTTTGGTTCTTGATCGCCCAAGGGTCGTTCGGATGTCGGCTACGGAAGTGATAGGCGACAGGCGCACCAAACCCATTGATCTCGACACCGTTACGCAATTCTTCCGTGTTGAACTTACCAAACGGGTTTGAAAGTCGATCTGGGTCTACCACCTGAATAGCTGTTGAATAAGCGACTGGCCGTTTGGGCAACCACTGCGCAAGCGCAACCGCGTCCCCCTCGCCCATCCGATGACGAAAACCCAGCCCTAGAATTCCCGCCAAGTTCAAACGTCCACCCGCATCAAGAGGCCGTCGAGGATCATTGGCATAATTGTGAAAAGCATTTTCGGTCTGGGCAACCCATTCCTTGGCCCAATCCCGGTCCAACCCCAACGCCTGCAGGTCCGGGTTCCAGTTAAATCGAAAGTTCGCACCAATCGCTTCATCGACCTGGCGCTGCACTGCGCCTGAAAGCCAACCGTTTCGATCAACCAGATCACGAACACGAGCCACCATGCGGTCACGACCAGACGAGAAACGGTCATCAGCAGCACGCAGTCGTGGAGACCATCCAGCAAGCGTCCCGCCAACTGATCCGAAACCACCGGATCGAGGCGCAACAAACGAAGATGCCGACTTCTTCATCGGCAAACCGTCCGCCCCAAGAATTGTGATCGGATTGCTCATCTTCGACCTACCAGATAACCGCGCGACACCAAACCCAAGGAGATTTTCAGTTCATTGATACGACGGTCGATCAGCTCTATTTGCTTTACGCGATCGCCAAACTGCACTGATCGACCATTATTTCCGATGCCACTAATCCAATCGTCGGTCATGATTTGCGACCGTCGGACTTGAAGCTGATCAAGCTCGGATTTCATTTCTTCTTTTGTCGCCATTGATCAGCTCGCATATTTGAGTGCGCGACGCCTAGCCGGTGAAATGTCAGCAGGCTCAGATTTACTGATTGTCGCACGCTGGGTTTGCAGCGGAACAGGCGCGGGATTGGAATTGGCTCTGAGCAACAAGTCCTCAATATCCAACTGCCCTGTATCCGGCCTGATCTCTCGTTCTTTCAGCAATCGCTCCCAAGTTTCGGGCGGCATATCGCGCCACCCCTTGGTGATTGCAGCGGCTTCGCCATAAATTGCCGTATCCAGCACCTCGTTGCGAACACCGTCCGACTTTACCCAGACGTATTCAGGCGGCGCTCCGAGGGTTTTGGATCGCTTTGCAACGCGTTTTTCGGACGTGTATTGCTCAAACCATTCATCCTCAAATCCGCTGGCAAGCGCAACATACCCACGCTGCAACGGGTCGGACTTTTCCAAGTTCCGATACAGCGAGAGTTTGAATTTGCTGACACATAGATTGTAAAAAGGCCGACCGCGACGCTTTTTCTTGCGCCCCCGACGGTCCCTTTCGTCTTTGATTTCCGCTATCAAAGGGGCGGTTTCACCCTTCCGACCACGAATAACCATTACCTTTGTGCGAGAGTGACTTTTGGCCCAATCAAACACGTCCTCGGTGTATGCGTTGCCATCAATCGCCATCATATCGACAGCTATTCTGTTGCCCGCAGCATTAGGCCAGGTCGACTTGATCAACTCATCCAGTCGCTTGCGCGTTTCCTCTTCACCGATAAAGCCATCCACTTTACCGTAATCGACTGTCGCCTTTTTCAGATCGGGTCCAAATGCCTGCAGGTGCCATTCAAGGCGACCACCTTGACCGTCGACCCCAAGCGTAAGCAGAGGGAAACCCCAAGGGAAAATCCCT